CTTGAGAGTCATTAGTAGTTATAACTCCCTGAAGAGTTAGTTCCTGATTCTAATTTTTCAAATAATTTTTTATGTTGGTCCATGATCTCTTCATCTGAATCCATCATCTTATCAACCTGGTCTTCTAGTTTTAAAACCTGTTCTCTTAACACTTGCACTTTATCTTCGTGAACTGCTTGGATTGTAGATAGTTCAAATGTACGTGAAAGACTCCAGCCGCCCAAGGCGATGAGTAGTCCAACCAGTAATGTCATTAGCTTGTCAGCCATTAAAATATAATCTCCACGACTAAGTATAACGTAATAAAGATGAACATTCCAGTCATTTGAATGTCATAGGGGTGATTATGCACTCATTACCCCACAATTTGAAGATATATCAGTAGGAATATTAATCCAATGATAAGAGCCGATACGAGATATTTTATCCATCTAACTTCTATCTGCTGCCGTTTCCGGGCCAGCTTTCGTGCTCTCAATATTTTTAAAGTATTGTATCTCACTATACTTCCCCTTCATTACTGACACCACTCACAGTCGTTGGTATCATCAATCACAAGTTCACCACTTGTTTTTGGTTTATACTCATATGTTTGTTGTTCGGCTTTTTCTTTTTCGTCTACCTGACAACATGTACCTGATTTTTCTTTTTCTTTGGTATGCGTACTGCAAATTCTTTTTTCGTCTACGCTCATGCTTTTTCCTCATGTTCACAATTATTA